TGTATATCAGCCATCATTGCGAACCAATTACCACCCTCAGCAGCAACCTTCTTCGTGCTACTAAAGCCTAAGTCCACGAGTGATGGTGCTACTAAATCTCCACGCATCACCGCTGGAAGCAGTAGTTCTACAACCTCTCGATCGTAGTAATATAAATCATCTACCCTGTAACCGACCGCGTTAGCCTTTTCCTTTTGGCAGTAATCCTTAGCAGCATTACGCAGCGAGCGCGCTATAAGCTTCGTTGATTGCTTGCCGTCAAGTGCTTCCCACACTTTGACTTTATTCGGGTGTTCAAGGAACCACACCCATAGTTCTTGTCTGATGTCTTCGACTGGAACCATGTGGAACTTACGAGAAAACTCATAGGCAATTGACGCTACAAGATTCTCATAATGTTCTGTTATTACCACGCGTACACATCTCCCTCTACGCAGAAGGAACGTCCGATGATAGGTACATTGACTGCTGTTACGTTCGAGCGTCTAATGTAGAGTACCGTGAAACCTTGTTGCCAGTTAGCTGCACCTGTAGCAAGGTAATCAGCCTTGTTCAGATCCATCAAGTGTCCTACTTCGACTCCGAAAAGTCTATTGGAGATTCGACCATTGTAACCGACGTGATAATGCTGGATTCCCTGGCGATGGGTGTGTCCACATACGACAGATAATCCGATACGTCTTGCAAGGCTAAGCGCAGTTCCTCCCGAAGTCTGTATAAGGTTTCCCTCATCTCCGTGGGCAAGAGCCCATCCGGGCGCAAATTGCCAGATCTTGTCATGGTAGGTAATATCAAGTTCATCGTATCGAAGCAACGCTTCGTACTCCAACTCGCGCAAGCCTGCAAGTGCTGGAGCGTACTTGTCGATGTAGTTGCCGATTCTGTCTCCATGATTACTCCTCATCACATGGAATGGCTTGTCACCTAGTGCGTTCTTGAAGCCTTCCATAATCTCAGATGTCTTATCTAAGCCAGCCTGTAAAGTCTTAGCGTATTCTGCTGCTCGTCCCTTGTTCCAACGTGATGGTTCAGGACTATCTGCTTCATCACCTACGCAGTACAGTTCATCAGGTTCAAAGTCCTCAATGAATTCCTGTAGTGTGGTGATGGCTCTGCCGTCATGGCTTGGAGCTTGTATGTCGGACAGTACTACCACTCGTTTGAGTTTCATCGCTTACCCTTTTTCTTGGCTGGAGGTTTTTTCTTTGCTCTTCGTTTGTTCTCTTTAGCGACATTTTCAGACTTACGTATTGCCCGAAGATTCGACGGGCGATCATCTCCATTACGTCCACCATTGTTCTTATGATCCACTTCTATGTCTCGTGGTAGTGTCTTTCCTGTCCGTCGTTCGTAGTCAACTCTTGCTTTGTTACTCGAAGTAGTGACAGTAGTTCCATCTTTTTTCTTACGCTTGAACACGTAGATTTTTCTTCCGCCATTTTGTTTACTGCCTTTGTATGGTCCGAATATTTTCATCCTTGTGGCCACTTTCCGCGAAGCACCATCAACGCTATGATGGAGTAGTTCGCTAGGTCTTTATATGAATCCTCAAGGGATTCGTTTTCAGGTGTACTGCCCGAATCAATTAGATGGTTGATACGAGCAATCTTGTCATGCATGCGAACGCGGAGCCCATTAAGAGCTCCGCCTGGTGAGTGTGAGATGTTCTTGGGGCCATAATCCTTGTGCTTTTTGAGGAGAAGGGAAGCCAACTCATCAGCAATATCAAGAACATCAAACTCAAAATTATCTGTCTTATCTAGCACTTCATACGCTTTCTGTGTAAGTGTCCACACATCAGCACTACTTGTCATTCTTCTTGCCCTCCTCTTTGAGCATCTTCTCAAGACCGTCAAACATCTCATCTGCCTCAGAGTAAATCATTACTTCTTCCATGAACTCAGACAGCAAACCTTCGCCAGCATTCATGAAGGTCAGAGCAGCACTCTGTACGCACTCGTAGGCATCTTGATACCTGTTACTGATAAGATGGTTATTGATAGCGGATAAGAACTCGAACAAGTCGAAACTGTAGTTACGTGTCAGACGTACGCCCCACTCGTATTGAACGCCGTTGTGTCCAAGAAAATCAAACAAGTCCTTGAACTCGTCATCACATTGACACTTGTATCTGCCCTCATGATCGGGCATAACTGGCTTATCCACGAGCGCTCGCAATCTTGTTAGTAAAGTATTCAGGACCTTCCTGACGATACATTGAATTTACATCTTCGCCTTCAGGCATGTGAATCACAGTAAGTCCACTAAGTTCTCGAGATAGTGACTTCGCAAATTCGCTTCCAGCGTTGTCTCCATCGGCGAAGAGGAATACGTTGTCAAAGTCAGCCAAGAGCCTAGTGTAATGTTTCTTCCAGTTATTAACCCCTGGAACACCCACGGCAGGAAGATTACAAACCGTATCCAACGTGATGGTGTCAATCTCGCCTTCACAGATACAAATGTATGAGGTTGCCCTGAAAAACGCATTGACATTGTATAAGCGTGTCGTAGCTCCACTAAGACCCATGTATCTCGGTTCCTCGTCTGCCAATGCCCGGAACCGTAAGTCAACCACGCCTGACCTTGTGAGGTAGGGGATTGATAAACGTCCCGCATAAGCTTCATGACCCGTTAATGGATCTAGCACGACGCCCAAGCGAGCCTTCTGCGCTTGCTCTAGAGTTATTCCCCGTCCTGCGAGGTATTCCTCCGCTTCGTGTAGAGCGCTGTGGTAGTACTTCGCCGCTCGCGTTAAGGATTCTCTCTGCAATGCTGAGTGCTTCACGAAACTCTACCCCCTCTTTGTTCATGATGAGTGCGAACCCATCTCCTTTTACCTGACATGCGAAGCAACAGAATACACCTTCATCTGTATTCGCGCTAGCCGAATTGTGCGTATCGTCATGAAACGGACATTTCATTGAGAACCAACCATGTCGTCTCGGTACACGAGCACCATAGTGCTCAAGTATCGGAGCAATTGCTGGCTTTGTATTACTCTTCACCAATAGCCTTCCTAAGTAATTCTACCCATACTGACACAGGCATTGTAGCATACCACTCAGCAGGATTGCCTTTGCCTTTGCGCTTATGTATGACAGCACCAGTCCAGGCTTTAGCATTCTTAGTCTCGACTTCTAATTCTGATAACCACCCAGCAAGATCTAACTTGGCATGGTTCTTAACTTCTATGCAGACACCATTGATGCCTGAGATATCACCCTTATCAAGAGTAGCCCCCGCAAGCCTTCTTTCGGCATACGGGAACCACTCCTGCAGGTACTTAACTAAGTCACGCTCTGCTTGAGAGCCCTTAATCTTTGACCTGCTTGACATTTAGTACCAGCCGTTTCTTTGCCAAAAAGCCCAGGCACGCTCAGGCGTACCGTAGCGATGAACGATGTACTTCAGTCCATTATTCACTTGATATTCAATTGTAGAGTTACGTGGTGTATTTAGTACCTGCGCTATTCCATACGCAGATGAGCGAGGATTGTCAGCCTTGTAATTCCAAGCTGACTCCTTACCCCATAGTTTTGCCAGAGCAGACCATTGACGGTCAGCATCCTTGAACATATTATTCACCTTGTGACGGGCGAACATCTTCGCTTGAGTTTTCTTGTCGATCGGTTTGATTGCGAATAGTTCCACGCAACCAACCCCTAGGTGTGTCGACTTCACTAACCACGCACCCACACCGTGGGGCAAGGTAGCCACAAAAACTGCAATCGCGGATAGCATTGATACTGTTGTTAGTTTCATGTTTCCTCCGTTGGAGCGGTTGCCTGTGTTCCACAGTCAGCACACTCCATATCTAAGAAATACATCCCTATAGTACCATCCTCATCGAACGTTACTTTCAGGTTCCATAAGAAACTTCCACACACACATACCGTGGTTGGTTTACCACGGATATCCATCGCCCGAGTGTAGTCAGGACGTAACTCGGTTATGTCTTTCACTTGGTCTGCGTAACTATCTGTATCGGCGGACAAGTGTTGATGTCAAGCTTACAGGAGATAGCAAGGGCTTTCTTCGCTATCAAAGTAGCGGCTTGAACTGACTTGATCTTCTTAGTATCCACCGAGTGGAGATACCCAAGAGCGAACGAGCCACCAGAACCAGCAGCATAATAACCTGATTCTGTACATAAGAATGACATATCATCACCTACTGAAAACAATTTACCATTGAATCCCAACAGGTATTGGAATGATATTTCTTTCTTATCTTCCGCTTCTAAGTCAAAGCCATTCACCTTAAAGGCTTCAATCATAGAGGGAATAATAATCTTGCCCATGAACTGTATCTCATCGCCCTGCTTGTAAGCAGGTGGATTCCAGTTGTATGTAAGGATATCTCCAGGGCGGGCATCGCCTGAGATACCTAAAATATATTTACCAAGTCGTATGATCTTGGGTGTCTTAGGAGAGATAATGCGCTGGTTCTCTTCGGTTATTTGTGAATCGGCTGCCATGACCATAAAGTCTTTGCCTTGTATTCCGACTATTGTTGTCACCAGCGCACTCCCTATACTCTCTCTACGTCCGATACGTTCATAACTTCAGGGTTAAATTGGAGCCAAAAGGCATCTTCCCCTGATGCATTAGCCTTTCCATAGCGGTTCTTTACAGGCGCTACGGCCAAAAATCCTGGAGCGTTTGAACCCACAGTCAGAATCAAAGCTGGAAGCTGAGCAACCATTCCCTGCAGAGCAGAGCGTGGCTGGCACGGATTTCCAGGATAAGACTCTTTCGTGTGGTGTAGCACTAGCACCGCAGCATTGGTGTCACGGGCTAGATATTTGAGTTCCTTGATAGTAGAACGCATGCCAGCAAACTCTTCTCCTGAATCGTTGGCAACATCCATCAAGTTATCGACAACGATGAGTGTAGGAGAGCATCCCCACAACTCCTCGAATGCCAATACTTCGTTATCTAAATCAGCCAAAGTAGGGGCTGAATCAAAGGACCAAAAGATATGTCCTGATTGTTCGTTGATAATCTTTCGTGAGTTATCGACATCTTCAATGAGCATCTGTTCTGCTTCAGTCTGATTACGTCCAGTAATCATCGACAGCAAACGCATAGCCATTGTGTGAGCATTAGTATCCGCGCTAACGTATAGCGTTGGGACTTTTGATCTCAACGCTATCGCTAGTGCAAGAGTTGATTTACCAACACCAGGAGTGCCAGCAATCATGGAGACTTCTGCTCGGCGTATGACTACCTTGTTAGTATCAAAGGTACGGAAAACCGTAGGTAACGGCTCACCGCCAATATCTTTGCTACCAACAGCACGAGCAAGTGTTCTCATAGTTTAGAACGAACTCCATTCAGGGTCATTCCTGCGAATCCATTGTGGATCGCATTGATCAGGTGTTCCCTTAGGGGAAGGACACATGTATGCCTTCCAAGGCCCCTTAGCGCCTGTTCCAGTACGAGTCTGCATAGGCCCGTGCTTACAGGTTCTACCAACAGGTGCGGTAGATGGTGTGAAGGTTTGAGCAGGAGCAGGAGTTACACCTAGTGGTGCTAGGTTTGCTACTGCCTGTGCGATGTTGGTGGGAGCACCAACCAGCGAGGTAGCCATTGTGGTGAGCAGTCCTTCTGCATCCACGCTACCGAGTGCTGCGTCAAGGTTAGCCTTGAACTCAGCATAGTTATCTCCGCCTATGACGAAGATGCGACCATCAGGAAGTTTGCTACTTACCTGATATTTCGATACGGTCATTTGCCGTCCTTTCTTGTTTGGTTACCATTAAGCCATTTACAGTGAGAGATTAGTCCACATCTGCCACAACTATTCAGGTTAGGCAAGAATATGTCAGACTTCCTAGCCTTGTCAAAACCAAGGAACATCTCCTCAATACGTTCAGGACTGAGGTGTTCTATGTTCCACAATGATATGTGACCAGTGCGTGCATCCCAAAAACCTGCCTTGTCGACAGAAACACCTTGCTTGTCCAGAGCCCACGCATAGACAGCAAGTTGCAATGGATGCCTCTGAGATGACGCACCAGTCTTGATGTCGACGAGCACACGATTCCCGTCGAAATCAGTGAGCACGCGATCGATGGCAAGCTTGACCACGGTCTCGCCAACAGGTATCTCGTACTCTTTCTCGATGAAATCTTCGTATACAGACCAGCCCTTAGATGGGTGCATAAAGTCAACCCAACGGTCAAGCATCCACATACCTTCACCATACCACCAAGAGATATCTTCTCTACCGCGGTACTCCCAGGTATTCATGTCACCATGGAGTGCTTCGTCTTCTTTGATTTGGTTATGCCAAACTTCATTCCATAGTTCATCTATGTTGTTGGTGTTACCGAAATCGGTCTTGTCATAGCGTTCGGTAGCAGTATGTACAGCAGTACCACCTGTGAACCACACAGCGTGCTTCTCAGGAACCTGCTCTACTTTTGTTAGGTAGTATTTCCATCCACATTCCTGCCAAGTATTGAAGGAGGAATAGGAGATATGTTTAGGTAATTTGCTCATTCCTCAAACATATCACAGTCATCACAGAGTTCGCAATCTGAATCACAA